ATACACATGGAAAATTAAGAAAACTCAGTATGACTGTATCGCTAACTGACCCTGAAGAATACGAAGGTGGTGATTTAGAGTTTGATTTTAGAAATACAGACCAAGGCTCACAACCAAGAATATGTGAAGAAATTAGAAAAAAGGGTAGCGTAATAGTTTTCCCATCTTTTGTTTGGCATAGAGTCAAGCCAGTAACCAAAGGAATACGACACTCCTTAGTGTGTTGGAATTTAGGATACCCATTTAGATGAGCTTTAAGAAAAATAAATACCAAGTAATTAAAGGTGCTATATCAACAGAGTTAGCAGATTTTTGTTATCAATACTTTTTAAATAAAAGAGCGGTAGCAAGACATTTGTTTGATGATAAGTTTTTATCTCCGTATACAACATATTTTGGAGTATGGAATGATGCACAGATACCTGAAACTTATTCACATTACGCAGATATAGTAATGGAAACTTTATTGCAAAGAGTTAAACCTGTTATGGAAGAACAATCAGGAGTTAAACTGACTGAAACTTATTCATACGCAAGAATCTATAAAAAAGGTGATGAGTTAAAAAGACATACAGATAGGTACTCATGCGAAATATCTACTACTATGCACTTAGGAGGAGATGAGTGGCCAATCTTTTTAGAGCCAGAGATTAAAATAGATTTACAAAAAGGCGATATGCTTATGTATCGTGGTTGTGATTTAGAGCATTGGAGAGAACCATTTAAAGGAAAAGATTGCGGACAAGTGTTTTTACATTACAACGATGCTAGCGGTAAAAATGCAAAAATTAATAAATTTGACAGTAGACCTATGATTGGATTGCCTAGTTGGTACAAAACAAATGGTTGAAGTCTTTGACTGCCCTTACATATCTAAAGCAAACAATAAAAAATTTCAACAAGATTTAATTAAATACACTAAAGAAACTAAATGTTGTGATGAAAAAAATTGCAACCACCCAAAAATACAAAGCGACTTAAAAATAGATCAAGCTTTTTCAGTTATTGATGATTCTATCAACAATCTTTTTAAAACTTACTTGGGTACAGATAATTTTATATTTACTAAAAAAAATGTATGGGGTTATTACGCATCTAAAGACTCACAATTACAAAGTGTTGTTCACAACCACATGTTTAAAAAACAAAAAGGTTTACAGCTTTCTGCTGTAATGTATATAACGCCAACAAAACTAGGTACAGATTTTACAGAATTTAAAATAAAGCCTGAAATAAACAAATGGTATCTTTGGCACTCAGGCCTATTTCATAAACCTGAAGATGGGGTAACACCTAAAGATAGAATTGTTTTAGCTTTATCTAGCATAATTAGTATATAATTTTAAAAAAACTGAGGTAATACAGTATGGAAATATTAATACCATTAATAATAGTAATAGTAGTTTTGACTTGGTCTGTAAAAAAATTCAAGCCTGAGCTTTGGGCTAAAGTTACATCTAAGTTTAAATAAACTTATTTTAGTTCCCGGCTAATGGATGCAGTATCTGTCATTACAGAATTAGGCTTTCCAATAGCAGCGGCCTTGGGATTAGGTATTTTTGTTTGGAAACTTATCAATAGAATTATTGATGGAATGGAAAATAAGTTAGATACTTTAGATGAAAAGGTTCAAACAAGTTTAGATACCATGGAAGAAAGAGTATCAACAAAGTTAGACTCGCAATATGGAATTATAGTTAGTTTGATTGATAGAGTTAGAGCTATGGACAACCAAAGTATTAGACAAGATGTTTTGTTAAAAACGCTGTTAGGAGTTCCAAACTTAGTAGATATAGACAAAATAGCAAAAGCAGATAGAGATGATCAAAGAAAGGATTAGTTACACATGAAATTTGGTTTAATTAAAAATGTAGTAGGGGCGCTTGCTCCAACGCTTGGTTCAGCTTTGGGTGGCCCTTTAGGCGGCCAGGCAGCATCTGTTATTGCTGGCGTGCTTGGTTGTCAAGCAGATCCAAAATCTATTAACAAAGCTATACAAGAAGCTACTCCAGAACAAATGCTCCAACTTAAAAAAGCTGAACAACAGTTTGAAGTTCAAATGAAAGAGCTAGATGTAGATATATTTAGACTAGAAACAGTAGAAAAACAAGACGCTAGAAAAACTTTTAACAAAGATTGGACAGCTAGAATTATGGGTATTGCTGTTGTTGGTGGTTTTATGGGCTACATATTTTTAGTAACACTACAACCGCCAGAGCAAAACTCTGAAGCTTTAATTAATTTAGTGTTAGGATATTTGGGTGGATTGGCGTCAGCAGTTATATCGTTTTACTTTGGAGCATCCAATACGGGTGATAAAAAGGATGGCGAATAGAAACACAGTTCAATCAGTCGCATCAGACTTAAAGTCTCATGAGGCAAAATGTGAAGAAAGGTGGAAAACAATATTTAAAGAAACAGAAGAAATAAAAGCAGAAGTTTCAGACTTAAACAAAACTTTAAAAATGGCGGTGTTTGGATGTTTCGGATTTTTAGGAACTTTGCTAATAGCATTAATATCAATAATATTTCCTGTAAACTAATGCACACTTCAGACGAAGGCTTTGAGCTTATAAAAAAATTTGAAGGCTGTGAGCTTGAAGCTTACCAGTGCGCTGCTGGAGTATGGACTATAGGTTATGGCCATACCAAAGATGTACAAGAAGGTGATAAGTGGTCTGAAGAAAAAGCAGAGTTTATGTTATGGCGTGAGCTTGAAGACGAGTATGAGCATTACATAAATGCTCTTGTCACCGTACCAATAAATCAATGTCAATTTGATGCTTTAGTTTCTTGGGTATACAACCTAGGTCCAGCTAATTTAAAAGTATCTACTTTATTAAAAAAATTAAATGCAGGAGAGTACAACGAAGTTCCTGCACAAATAAAAAAATGGAACAAAGCAACTGTAAATGGTGAGCGCAAAGTATTGCCTGGCCTTAAAAGGAGAAGAGAAGCAGAATCTTTAATGTTTGAAGGAAGGGACTGGCAACATATATAACGGAGGCTAGATGTCTGAATCCTCCGCTAGGATATCATTAGCAGGAGAATATCTAGCAGCATCTTACATGCTGAGATATTGTGAATCTGTAATACCCACACCTCCGGGACACAAAGCAGATCTTATTCTTGATCATGAAAACGCCCTTTATAGGGTTCAAGTAAAAACTACAAATTCTGTATACACAAGAAGAGATAGCGATTATTATCGTTGGGAGTTGCGCACAAGTAAAAGAACTGTTAATAACATTCGCCAAAATAAAATGGTAAGATATGGAAATGGCCAAATCGACATGTTTTGTTTTGTTGCTTTGCCAATTAATAAAGTATTTTTTGATGTGTATGACGGTACAAAAAATTTAACTGAAGTATCTAAAACCATTAAAACTTTAAATAAAATAGATTCAAAGGATTCTTTGCTTAAAGCTTTGTTAAAGATAAACAAAACACCAGAGCTCAGTCCTTTAGGTAAAACAGATTAATAGAATATGCCTTTAACAAAACTTACATTTCAACCCGGCATCAATAAAGAGATGACAGACCTTATGGATAAAGGCGGTTGGGCTGATGGTAATCTTGTTCGCTTTAGAAAAGGCTTGCCAGAAAAAATAGGTGGTTGGACTAAAAATAGTTTAAACACTTTCTTGGGAGCTTGTCGCGCCATGCTTGGCTGGGTTTCTTTATCGTCTACTAAATTTCTAGGCATGGGAACCAATCTAAAATACTATGTTAAAGAAGGAGCTAACTTCAATGATGTTACTCCAATAAGATCTACAACCAGCGCTGGTGATGTAACGTTTGCTAAAGTGGGAACTGGAGATGCAACCATTACTGTAACCGATACAGCTCATGGAGCTGTGGCAAATGACTTTGTAACATACTCAGGTGCAGCATCTCTTGGCGGTAATATAACTGCTGCGGTGCTTAATCAAGAATATCAAATAGCAACTATTGTTAACGCTAACTCTTATACGATTGAGGCCAAAGATACTAGCGGCGATCCAGTATTGGCCGCAGCTGGAGACAGTGGTAATGGTGGTGGATCTACAGTAGGCGCTTATCAAATCAACACAGGTTTAAATGTTTATGTTCCATCCACAGGTTGGGGTGTAGGCACATGGGGATCTAGCACATGGGGTTCAGCAGCAGCGGCAAGTTTTGCTAACCAACTAAGATTATGGTCGCATGATGCATTTGGTGAAGATTTAGTTATCAATCCAAGAGCTGGCGGTGTTTACTACTGGGATACATCAAGCGGAACATCAACCAGGGCAGTAGATATTACATCTTTATCAGGAGCTAATCTTGCGCCAACTAAAGGCTTGCAAACTATTGTTAGTGATATTGATCGTCACGTTATTGTTTTGGGTGCAGATCCAATTGTTGGAAGCGCTAGAACAGGAAGCGTAGATCCTTTGCTTGTAGCGTTTAGCAGTCAAGAAAGTTTAACAGAATGGGAGCCAACAGCTACCAACACAGCAGGAGATATAAGACTGTCTTCAGGTTCACAGATAGTTGGCGGCCTAAGAGCAAGACAAGAAATACTTATTTGGACTGATACATCTTTATACTCTATGCAGTTTATTGGCGCCCCATTTACATTTGGCGTTAATCTAATTAATGAAAATGTTGGCATGATATCTCCTAACGCTGCCATCAATGCGCCTGATGGAGTCTATTGGATGGCCCGAGATGGCTTCTATAAATACGCAGGTGCTGTTCAAAGAGTTAACTGTAGTGTACTTAATTATGTTTTAGATGATTTGAATACAACACAATCATTTAAAATATTTGGCTTTAGTAACAAAGAGTTTAATGAGATAGGATGGTTCTATTGTTCTGGAAGTAGTGATGATATTGATAGATATGTTACTTATAATTATTTAGAAAACGTTTGGAGTATAGGAGAGCTATCAAGAACAGCTTGGTTAGATGAGGGAATATTTGACAATCCGTTGGCAACAGAAGGCTCAGGGAACAGTAGCATTTTATATGATCACGAGACTGGCTCAGATGCAGACGGGTCTCCGATGGACAATGTCTTTATTGAATCCGGTGATATCGATATTGACGAAGGTGACCAATTTGGTTTTATAAGCAGGATTATTCCTGACGTTAAGTTTTTTGGATCTACTCCTACAAGCGGCCAAATAAATTATGTTTTAAAATCTAGAAATTATCCGGGCGAAAGTTTAACAACGAGTTCAACAAGCGATGTTACCAGCTCTACCACACAAAACTTTGTTAGAACTAGAGCAAGACAAATGGTGTTTAGAGTACAGTCAGATGATGATGCAGATACAGCAGTACGCACTGGATTTAAGTGGAGACTAGGAGCTAATAGATTCGATATTAGAACTGATGGCAGAAGATAATGGCAAAGCTTCTTGATAGTAGGTTACCATTAGCATTAACTGAGGTTGATGCGAACATATTCAATCGTCTAGTTAGAATACTAGAGATTAACTTAGGAAAGTTTGACCCAAATTCGACACCACAGTTTAATGACAGTGAAATAAGTACCTTTGCTTTTAACGCTGGCGATGTAATATGGAATACATCTATTGGCGTACTACAGGTTTACACTGGCAACGCATGGTTGCAGCTACATACTCCTGTTAGCCCTCATGGTTACCAAGGCAACTCACAGTTAGGAGTTGTTAGTATTAAAACAAATGGTGATATAACCTTAACTTTATGATAAATTAAGCAAATGGAACAATCGCAAGATTACAAAGGCTGGTTTTGGGATGATGTAAATCAGAAGATGTATCGTTGGCATGACTTACAACTGTTAATGCAAGAACGCGAACTAAAAAAACAAAAAGAAAATGGAAGACAAAAGTAACCTTAGAAAAATTTACGAAGCAATCAGAGGTGGGGTTGGTTCTCCTATGTCAGGTCTTGGGCCAACACAAGAATACATGCGTGATATCCTTAAACCAGAAGGGTTTGATGAACGTCAAGCACAAGCTGATATGAGCATTAGAGAAATGTTTGAGATAGAGTTTAAACGTGCTAGAGAAAGAGGCGATGAAGTCTTTGAATTTATGGGCAAACCTTACAACACAAAAACCAAAGAAGAGGTTCAAGGTTTTTCTTCAGGCGATTCTGTTTACGGACCCAAAGCTTTAGTGCCTGGTGGTGGCATACCATCTATGGTTATTGATACTCCTAATATAAACACAGGTCAAGATATTGATTTCAGTGATGTGTTTGATAAAGACGCACAAGATGAAGCAGAAGAAGATTTAAACAATTTTAATAACACAGAAGAAAAAGAAGAAGAAAAAGAAGAAGAAGAAGAAAAAGACAAAAAAGAAAAATCTGACATGGAAAAAATAGGAGAAATGTTAACTCTTGTTGCAGAAGCAAATGATTTTACTCCATTAGTTGGAGGTCAAATTGTTAGAGGATCTCAAGCAAGCATACCTCAATTGCAAAGATACAACGGAGGAGGTTTGGCAAACCTTAATTACAATTTAGATTTTGATATTAATGATTATCTAGAAAATATTTTAGGCGTAGATACAGGCGAAGGCACAGAAGAAGATATGGCCACTGCTCTTGCTAGAGCATATGGCGCACCTTCAGAGGGCATAGGAGCTTACGCTAGATCAATGGGTTACAGAGATACAACACCTGGTGCTGGCATTAGCATTGATGCTAAAGATGTAACACCAGATGCTTATAGATTCTACCCATCTGAAGTATCTAAAATTTATTCACAAGCCAAAGGAACACCTTTCTCACCATTGGTAGCACCTCCAAGAGAAGCTACTTTTGTAGATGATCTACAACCTAGAAGAATAGCCAGTCAGTTGTATGCTAAGGATGGTACTTTTGTAGAAAGAGATCAGCTCGTCACCGGCCCCGGTGGAGAAAAAGGTGATCAGATCCCAGCCATGTTAAGTGATGGTGAGTTTGTAACTAACTCAGCAGCAGTGAGAGGCATGGGCATAGCAGCTGGTGCAGATCCACAAGACGAATACGAGCAAAGATTACTAGGTGCTCGTGAAATGTACAAGATGCAAAAATTCGGAGAAGAAATAGCTCAACAACTTGTATGAATCTAACCTTAGAAAAGGTAGAACCTATACCAGAAAACGGTAAACGCATAGCTGATTTTTTATCAGAACACTTTTGGGCAGAGCACTCTCTGTCAGGCGAAGGATCTCCACCTATCGAGTGGGGCCGAGCATCCTCACACATAAATCATTTCTTGTTTGAGGGTATTGTGTATAATGTACTAGATGGTGATACAATCATTGGTAGTATTGCAGCAGGGCCAGATGATTATTGGTGGTCAGCAGAACAATACATTGGCGATGGTTGGTTTTATGTGTTACCTGAATACAGGAACTTAAAAGACCAAATCCCACCGTCACATCTTTTAATAGATGCAGTAATAGATTATGCTAAAGAGCAAGACAAGCCTTTGATTCTTGGCATTTTTAACCTAGAAGGTGTAGAAAGAGCTAAGAAACTTTTTGATAAGAAAGGTTTTCACCAGATAGGCGGTATGTATTATAGGAAATAAATAGAAGATGTGTCTCAGTAAAACAAAATCAGCACCTCCAGCAGAGGTCATAACAACCCCACAAACAGGTTATAGTTTTGTTTCTCCTTACATGGAGGACTATTCTCGTAGATTATTAGGATCTTATTTTGGCGCACCTGGTGAATACGAAGGTCTTATATCTAGACCCAGAGATATTCCCATCGAGCAAACTGCTGGGCTTACTCCTTTACAAATTCAAGCTCGACAACAAGCAGGTCGAATGGGTGAATATCAACCTTATCTAACTGAAGCTGGTCGACTCTTCGGTAGACAAGAGAGAGCTTTGGATGAAGCTTATGGATATTTGCCGGGTGCCCGTGAAGCAGTTACTGGCGGCCTTGGCGCATTACAAAGAGCAGAGCAAACAGCCATGGGTACTACAGGAATGTACGATCCATCTATGGCACAAAACTTTTTTAATCCATACGAAGATCAGGTTGTTCAACAAACATTAGAGGATATAGGCAGACAGTCTGCACAACAGGACATAGGTCTTAGGGATAGAGCTGTATCAGCTGGAGCATTTGGTGGATCTAGAGGAAGAATTACCCAAGAAGAATTAGCACGTCAAACAGGACGTGGTGCAGCTGAGGCTGTTTCTGGAATTAGAAGCGCTGGGTTTGGCCAAGCTCAACAACAAGCGCAACAAGCATTTGAACAACAACGTGGTGCTCAACAAGGACTTGCAACCATGCAAGCAGGAGTGGGTGGACAGCAAGCACAACTAGGCCAGGCTCTTGGTGGGCTTGGACAATTAGCTGCTGGCATGGGCGGACAGTTTGGACAGATTGGTGGTGGGCTTGCAGGACTAGGTCAGCAATCTCAACAGCAACTAGGCAATCAAGTTAACTTACTTAACCAACTTGGTCAGCAGGGTCAGGCTACTCAGCAAGCAGCTCTATCAAGACAGTTTGCTGGAGCGCAACAGCTTGCTCAAGAACCATTACAAAGATTGCTTACAGGTCAACAGCTTCTCGCTGGATCTCCAATGGGAGGTATCTCTGGAGGTACTGGCACAAGCGCATATCAACGTGGTGTCTATCAACAGCCTACAGCATTAGGACAAGCAGTTGGTGCTTTTGGTACTATTGCAACTGGTATTGGAGCTCTTGGATAATGCCGGGAATAATGTCAGGCCTTGAGCCAATAAGATTAAAAGACGGTGGATTCCCGGATCTAACAGGCGATGGCAAGGTTACTCGCGCTGATATACTTAAAGGCCGCGGGGTAGAAGGTTTCGCAGAGGGTGGTGATGCTGGTAAAAGTTTTTACGATTTACAAAAAACAGCACCGGGATCTGGAGCTAATTTAAGAGATGTTACTGATTTTTTATTTGATCCAACAGACCCAGTAGATTACTTAGTTCTTGGCATGATGGCTTTTCCACCTGCTGGTATTGCGGCCAAACTTATTCAAGCAGGAGTTAAAGGAAATAAATTAAAAAGCACTTTAAAAAAAGTAGAAGCAGCTAAAGGTTTAACGCTTGGTCCAACTAGAGAAGGCATTAAAGGTAAAGCAGGACAATTACTATTAAGACAAGAGATGGCTGATTTAATTCCTCACAATAGAGGCAAATTAATACCAGGTGTTGGAGGAGAAAAAGCTTTAGGTAGAGAACAATATAGTTACGAAATGAAAGACTATTTAAAAGAAAATCCTGACGAAACATATGAAGAAGGATTGCCTGGTTTAATAGAATCTATAAGAGAGTTAGGCGGTATGGGTAAAGAGTTTTATGAATTAGCACAATCACCAGTATACAAAGAAAGAATGTTAGAAGAAGTTAAAGGTATACCTTCTGCTTTGGTTAGCTCTGCATCAGAAGCAGATTATTCTAGATACAATCCTTTAGAATTATTACCAGATTCAATTACCAAAAAACCTAGCGAAATACAGGACAAAGCTGATGGCGGTATCATGATGCTTGCAAAAGGCAGTGATGTATTAGGCGGTGGTATTAGTTTAGGTAGAGCTTTTTTAAATAAAGTAAAGAAAAATCCTAAACTACAAAACAAAGATGGCTCTCCTAAAAAATCTACCAAAGAATATAAAGACGAAGTAAAAAAACAACAAGAAGCTAAGAAAGCAGCAACAGCTCAAAAAAGAGCTGAGACTAGAAGAGCAAAACAAGAAGCTCAAGCTAGAGAAGAAGCTGAAAGACAAGCTAGGTTATCTAGAGCTGAAGCCGCAAGAGCTAGAACAGGTGAAACCCCCCAACAAAGATTAGGCTCACAATCTGCTCAAGCTGATGTTGGTCCAGCTAGACCAATAGCAGGAGCTGATGGACCAATACCATCACAAGGCCCTACGATAGCATCGAAAGTAGATGAATCTCTAGATGCATCTAAGCAAGCTTCAGCAGCGAAAAAAGCAGACGATGGTATACCTGAAGGTGATGCAGGCGCATCAAGCCCGGGTATTATTCCTTACATTAGCCCAAATGTATTTAATCCTGCTACAAAAGCAAGGGGAACGAAAACAATAGCAGGAATTATTGCAGGAGCATCTTTGTTGCCAGAAGGAGATGGATCTGAAAAGGATCAACCTTTAGACGAAGACACTGGCGATGGAACTTCTGTCACTGATGATTTAATAGTTGGCGGCGGTGGAACTAAACTTCCCCCTGTCACAGATAATTCACTAATGTTCTACATGAAAAAAGATTTATCAGGAAAAGGCTTTGACTTTGATCCGCAAACACAAACATTTACTGGTGATAAAAAACCAAGTTTCTTTGACTATGTAAAATCATTACCTGCTGGATACATGGAAAAAGTAAGCGATGATCCAGACTATGCTAAAAAAATGATGGCAGGTTTCTTAAACATGATGAAGCCAGTTGAAGGTTATGTTCCTATCAATCCAGCGGTTGCATTTGGTGAGGGATACTTTGGCGAAGAAACAAGACAAGCTGACATGTTGCCTGCTGATGCTAAACTTTTAGAATACTTTAAAAGCAATCCTCAAGCTTATCAAGACATGTTGGCTTTAGAGACAGCTAGAGCAGGTGCTATTGGTGATTACAAAATTGAAGAGGCTCAAAAACAATCTGAAAATATTAAAAGAAATTTAATACAAAATAGTTCAAAATATACAACAGATGACTATCAAGATCTAAATGTTTTCTATAAAGATCCTCAAACTGGCAAGCCTGTGGGGCCAATAAATGCTACTACATTGATGAGTTTGCAAGATAGAGGTTTAGGATTTTTTGCAAATGAATTTTATTTAGAACCAAAATAGTGTTATGCCATATCTTAACTTCCCGGATGGCACCCAAAAATACATAAAAGACAAAAAGCCAGAAACCATAGCGCAAGCAAAAGCAGAGCATGCAGCTGCTGTTAAATCGATGAATAAAGGCAAAGCCAGTGTACTTGGAGATGTCGGCAGGCAAACTGTAAGAGGTCTTCAAGATATTGGTAGAGGCTTATCAACAACCGTTACATCTGCTTACGATTACTTTTCTGATGATGATTTAACTAGAGATGTTAATGAATACTTTGACAAGATATCACCGGGCGAAGCTGAAACCACAGCAGGTAATGTTACTAAATACTTAGTTCAATTTGGTTTGCCTGGTTTTGGGGTTGCTGGTGCTCTAGCTAAATCAGGCAAGATAGGAAAGATCGGACAAGCCTTGGGCGGTGGTATCGCAGATGGCGCAGTAGCAACTGATGATGTTGTAACTCTTAAAGACACTTTTATAGATAAACAATCAGAATCAGATGAAGCGAGGATAGATAGACTTAATGGTGCAGAGGCCGCACATGAAAGACTAAAGAAAAAACTTGAGGTAGCGGCTGAAGGCGCAGGGTTTATATTAGGTATACCTCTAGCATTTAAAGGAGCAAAAGAAGTTATCTATGGAACCACAGACTTACTGGCTCCTCTTGGATCAGTGGTGGCCAAGGGTGCTGTTGGTGCAACCAAAGCATTAAAACCTAATGAGTTACAAAAAACTGCATTTGATGCTAATCAAAACGTGTTAAAGAAATGGTTTACTTTTGCAGGAAAAAGACCAGATGAGTTTGTTGCACAAACCATGGCCGCTAAGACATCACAAGTAAAAGCTATGCAAGATCAAGTTGATACTGCCTTTGATCAGATAATTAAAACTGCACAAAGAAGTGTTGATTCAGGAAGAATGAATCAAACCAATGCATTATCTTTATCTAGAAGTATAGAAGATTACATGTTTCCCAGAACAAGAGTTGATTATCAATCGCCAAAATTATCTCGTGCAGAAAAATTACAAGAAGCTAGAAGGATACAAAGAGAAGCTGAATCTAATATTAAAAATTTAGAAAATCAATACATTGATTACAAGGGATTAGGTTTAGAAGAAGGATTAAAAATATCTACATTACTAAAAAACAATAGAGATCTTTTTGATACATACTCAAATCAAATACTAAATTACAGTGATAAAACCGCAGATGGATTTATGCATCTGTTTGTACCTCAAGAACTCAGAGAAATCATAGCTCAAAACTCAGGTTTGTATGGAACTAGAGCTTATCGTGCAGTTATTGACAAAGGTTTTAAAATGCAACCAGAGTTTCAAGAACTTGCAATAAAAGAAATACAAGAAAATTTTGGTGTTGATAAACAAACAGCGCAAAGAGAATTGTTTGAACTGTTTAATCCCGGGCCAAAAAATAAAAACGGTTTTGATTTTGAAACCAATGAAATGTTAATGGAAGGATTGCAAAGAGAAAAAGGAATTCTTAAAGGCAGACAGTTAGATAACTTACCACAAGTAAGAAGAGCATTAGGAGAAACAGCAGGATATTTACAAACAGATTGGAAGAAAGCTTTGGCTAACACAAAACTTACAGCAAATGTAACCTCACAAAAACTATCTAATCTTATTGGCAAGACAGAAATGTTTAGCCAAATAAAACAACTAGATGAACTTTCTAATAAAACAGGCGGTGTTAAATTTTTAAAGCCAGAGGAATTTGGCATAGATCCAAACACAGGAAAAGCTCAAAAAGAATTAGTAGATTATGATGCTCAAGGTAATGCAATAGTATTCAAACAATTTGACAAAGAAACTGCTGGTGCTTTAGGTGGATCATATGCAAGAGCAGATGTGTTTGATGCATTGATGGGAGCGACAGCAGATATGAAAGCTCAGTGGCCTGTGTTAGGAAAAATGTATACAGGATTTTTAGCAGTAAAAGCTGGGTCACAATACGGTAAAACTGTTTTGTCTCCAGGTGCACAAATAAGAAACTTTACCAGTATCCCATTCTTTTCATTATTAAATGGAAACCTTGGAAGCACAGGTAGATTTGTTGACGCTGTACAAACCAGCTTTGCAGGACTTCTTGATCCAAAGAAAAAAATATTAAATAAGAATTCTATACAAGAACTTATGGAAGAGGGCATCATGCAAAAAGGTGGCGCTCAACTTGGCGAAACATTAGAGTTAGCAAAACTTGCCGCTGAAAGAAGTGGGCTGCTTGCTAAAGCTGGTGGCGTTGTAGATAAAACTGGCATTAGATTTTTTGAAAAAGCTTATGGTATGACTGATGATGCTGGTCGTGTTTTCAATTACTTAAATGAAAAAGATAGAATGCTTAAAGCATTTGTAAGAGCACCAGACGGGGCAGTGCCAATAGAGTCTGCAAAAAATATAACAAGGTTTGCAGATTTAATACAAGGATCTCCACGCACTGGAGCTATTATCAAACCTCAAGATATAATTAATAAGTATGGCGATGAGGCACTAGAACAATTTGCTAGATCAGAAGCAGGTGAAGTTACTTTAAACACAGTTCAAAACTATCAAAGAGTTGTGCCTGCTGTTGGAGAGGTAGTAAGAAGATCTCCTTTTGGTAACTTTGTTGCTTTCCCAGCTGAGATTATAAGAAACACTACCAATGCTGTTAGCAGAGGTATAAAAGAATTAGCCAGTGACAATCCAGAACTACAGAAAATTGGAATGCGAAGATTAACTGGAGCTGTAGCAACAACTATGGCCATACCTACAGGTCTTACAAAACTTGGTACAAGTTTGACAGGAGTCGATGAAGAAAAGATCGAAGCATACAGAAGATCTTTCGCAGCACCATGGGATAAAACAGGAACGCTTATACCATTGGCTTCAGACAAAGATGGAAACCCAACTCAGTTCTTTAACTTTAGTTACATGAACCCATATGATTATTTAAAACGTCCAGTGACCAGAGTATTTCAAGAAGTTGCAAATGGAAATAGAGATGAAGAATCACTACAAAAAATATTAATGGATTCATCTTTTGGTGTGATAGGAGAGATGGGTAAAAGTTTTGCAGAACCAGCGCTATCTGCTAATGCTGTGTTTGAAGCTTTTGGAGGAGAGACTGGTACTGGTAAAAGAATATGGGGGGCGGCTGATTCTCCCGGTGATAGAGTGGCCAAAGGTTTTTATCACTTTGCAGATACTATCTTGCCAACCATCAGTCCGTATAGGATTACCGCAGATGAGTTTAGTGGCAAACCTTTGGGTGTTGCACCACCAGAGCTTACACCTAAAAACTTTCCTAGATCTATATTTTCTAGCACCAATAAAAAAGGAGATGATCAAAAAGTATTAGACCGCATGGGCAATGAGATAGATGTTGCTGAAACTTTAGTGCAAGCTTTCAGTGGATTTAAAGTTGTTAAACCTCAAGTAGATAGAACACTAAGATACAGAGGCTTTGAGGCTAATGATGCAATAAGAGATGCAACCAACCAGTTTAATAGATTATTAAGAAGCACAGACAGAAATACTGCTGAACAATATTTGCAAGGATACATAAACCAAAACGAAAAAAGATACGCAGTTTTAAGAGATCTATATACATCTATAGAAGATGCAAGAACTCTTGGTTTGTCAGAACAACAAATAGAAAAAGAACTAAAAGATGCTAAGGTTGCTAACTATAAAGATGTTATGAGAGGAATATTTAGACCAATAGATGTTAGCAGAG